CAAGAGTCGCACCGCAACACGTTTTACCAGTTTCCAAGTGGCGCACGACGACGACGAATCCTAACAGGTATGCCATAGAATGTTACTTAAACTAAGCACAGCAACGACTGTTACGATTGGCCCAGTACTAGATGCCGATGGTGTTGCCGTGACAACGGCAGTGCTTGCCGATTTCTCGATCGCTAAGAATGGTTCGGTGGCAACGCTTACCGGAGCAACAGTAACGCATTCGACGAATGGTTACTACTTAATCGCGTTGACCGTTTCCAACACAAACAGTCTTGGACGGTTAGACATCATCGTGAACAACTCCGCGATGAGCATGAGTAATCATCGCTACGATGTTTTACCATCCGATACGTACGAAGAATTGATGACCACGGGTATTGCGGATGCTGTTTGGGATGAACCCTATGCTGGTCATACAACAGCAGGTTCGTTTGGCAAGTTGATAGATTTACTTCGCAAAGCAAACATGGTTGTCGAAGGTACTGTTCTTGCAAGTCCAACACCAACCACAACGACATTCAATGTATCAGGACTTAATTACCCGACTGGTGCGTTTGAACATGCTGTTTTGTTCTTTGCTGATGACGCTACGCTAGCCGAGCAGAACTCACCGATATTGACGTTCGTGAACAACGGCAACGGAACCCAAACGATTGTTCTGGAAGAAGCCAGAACGGCAGCACCAATCGCAGGTGATACAATTTTTATTGATGCAACGAGTCACGTTCATGCAATTGTGGATATACAAGCAGGGCTTGCAACAAGCAATGGTGTCACAGCAGCGTTCACGGAGATCAAGGGTGCTGGTTGGTCGAGTGGTACTGATACGCTGGAAGAGATTGCGGATGCCATCGCAGCAATTAACGTTGGCGGTGGCACTGGCGCACGAACGGTGAATGTTACTGTCAACGACGGAACCAACGCATTACAAAACGCTATCGTGCGGATGACACTTAACGCAGAGACGTACGTGCAAACGACCAACTCCAGCGGACAATGCACGTTTAATTTAGACGATGGCACATGGACCGTATCGATTAGCAAATCAGGTTACTCGTTTGCTGGCACAACGCTTGTGGTCAACGGAACCGAGACAGCAACTTATTCGATGTCGCTTGTGGTCATCACGCCAAGCAGCGGCAACAAGGTAACAGGCTACTGGACAGTGCTCGACGAGAACGGAGCTGCGGCAGCAAGTGTCGTCATTACCATCAAGGCAAGACAGGCGACAAGATCATCGGTAGGAATCCTACACGACGCAGGCGAACGTACAGCAACGAGCAACGGCAGTGGACTAGTTCAGTTCGCGAATATGATCCCTGGATGGTCTTATGCGGTCGTGGCAAACGATCAGTACATTGCGGATTTCCTCGTGCCAGCTAGTGCAGTCACAAGCGTAGAGCTAGGCTCGGTGGTGGTGAGGTTGCCGTGATGAAAATACTTAAACTGGGTGGTATATTTATCCTGATCCCCCACATATACTATCACCCCCCTGGTCATACTTCCCCCCCAACTGGTGGGTCCCCCCACCAGGAGGGTACAGCGTACGGTCACAAAAGGGCCCAACTTTTCAACCAAAATTCCGTCCGTCTTTTACCTTGGGGTTTGGGGAATAGTCTATTCGGGGGGGTGCTGATTAGGTGTGGTGTACGGTAGATTCGGGGGGCATGTAGTGGAGATAAAAAAACTCGCGGACATTAAACTCGCCGGACGATCAATCAATGAGGACTGGCCGGTCAGGCCGGAGCTGCGACAATCGATCATTGATCAGTGCCAAGAGATCGCTGAATCGGGAGATCCAGAGTTAGCACTGGCGGCGATGAAAGTTGTTCTGGCGGCAGACGCACTGAATATTCGCAAGCGTGAGGCGGAACAAAAACGCCAGGAAGCAGAACATGCAAGAAAGCTCCAGCTCATCGAACTCGCTATCCGCAGCGGACTTGTTGTCAATGACGACACAGCAACTAGAACAATGGATTGCATCACATCCGCAAGCGAGTAGTCCGCTAATTCAAAGTGTATTGAATCCGGTTGCGAAGGACGAAAAGACCCGTGACCGCGAACGCAAAGCCAAGCAGCGTGCCTCGGGCCGAGCACTCACGATACCGCCACCTCGCAATGTGGCACGTCGCATGGAGTGTCTCGCCAATCCCGAATTGCTTTTGACGACCTACTTTCCGCAGACCTACTTCGAGGGATTCACGCAAGACAGGCGCGATATGCTGCGTTCCATCTGGCGTGCAGCGCAGTACGGCGGCGATCAGGCAATCGCAGCTCCGCGCGGCGAAGGCAAGACAACCATCGCGATGGATGGTGCGTTCACCTTGATGCTGGCGGGTAAATCGACGTTTCCCGTGATCATCTCGAAGAACCAAGACGCAGCATCGGACGAACTCAAAGCACTTCGAGAACGACTCATTGCCAGCGAAGACTTTATTGAAGACTTTCCGGAGATTGGTTATCCGCTCGTAGCAATTGGTGCATCGACAGCCAACGCAAGACTCCAGACGGTTGGTGGTAAGTTCATCGGGATGTATTTGGGTGTGAAGCACTTCGCGTTACCGAACATTGCGACGAAGTCGCTTGATTGGCCCGCTGGCATTCAATCCGTTGCATGTGGGCAGGTTATCGGTGCAGTCGGTATCGACGGTCGTATTCGCGGTTTCAAGTTTCGTAGCCATCGTCCAACGCTCGCAGTCATCGACGATATTGAAGACAAGTATTCCGCGAACAGTGACGAGTCGATTAACAAGAACGAGACAACCATCGAGGAAGATATCGGTGGAATGGGTTCATCTGCGAAACGTATCGCTCGCGTTTATCTTTGCACGACGCTGAACCGCAAGTGCAACGCTTATAAATACACCGACCCAAAACAAAAACCTTCGTGGAATGGTAGACGGTATCGCAAGATGCTCAGGCCACCGGAGCGCATGGAACTCGTCGAGAAGTACATTGAGATGCGTCAGCTTCGCGGCGATAAAGATCCCGACGCAAGAGAAGCGTTTCGGTTCTGGCGTGATAATCAAGTCGAAATCGAGCGAGGCGCGGAAGTTAGCAATCTCGCATCGTTTAATCGCGATATCCATGCTGACGGCGAAGCACTCGAGCTATCCGCGGTGCATGCTTACTACAATCGCGTAGCGGATGTTGGAAAGAAGGCAGTTGCGACGGAAGTCGATAACGATCCGCCGGAGGAAGCGGGTCCGCAGAATATGGGCCTAACCGCAGAGATTGTCGCAAGCAGAATCAGCGGTCTGTCTCGTCGTCAGTTGCCAGCGAACACGAAGTACCTCACGGCAGGAATCGACATCGGCAAACACAATTGCCACTGGACTGTCTGTGCCTGGTGGGAAGGTGCTGGCGGCTGCGTCGTCGATTACGGCGTGGTCGAGGTCACAGGCAATGAATCAGTGAGGATGCAAGATAAGCTTGCTGATATGGAAGCATCCGAACCTGCCATCTATCGTGCACTTCTAGGCTGGCGTGACTACCTACTCAATACCGAATACATTGACGCATCCGGAGAAGCACGCAAGCTGAATATGGTTCTTTGTGATTCCGGAACTTACACCAACGCAATCTACGAGTTCTGTCGTCAGGTTCGTGGCATCTTCAGGCCATCCAAGGGGATCGCCAATTACAAGGCACGCAAGCAATCGACGGATCGTGTTGTTGCAGCAGCAAATCAGCACGCACAATATCTTGAAGCGGCCAGGGTTTGGCTACAGGAACTCGACACAGATTACTGGAAGCAGTGGGTTCACGAACGATTCCTGACTCCGACCTTCGACGAAAACAATATGCTTCGTCGCGGTTCGTTATCGGTCTATCAGCCTGAAGGCAACAAGAGGCATCTTAGTTACGCGCAGCACATCACAGCGGAAGAACTCGTCAATCAGTTCATTGAAGGCAAAGGAGAGAAGCAGCAGTGGGTTCAAAAAAATCCAAACAATCACTGGCTCGACGCAACCTATCTAGCGGCAGCTTGCACGGAAGCACTAGGCTTATCGCTGATCACACCGAGCGAAGTTTTGATCCAGGCGAGACCGTCGCAACCGAAGCAGCAACAAGTAAAGACGCAACCGCAGAGACAGCAGCACGGTGCGAGATTCCAGCGGAGACCCGGCGGTTGGATACCAAGGCGCAGATAGCCAAGCCTAGACAAGTCGAAGCAAGACCGTGCACGCTCTGTGCTGGCGTTCGTCCACCGAGCAAAAACTATAGCCGGGTCTACACGACTCGCGGCGCGGTCCGGTACTGCAAATGCTCGTTTTGCGGCAATACTTGGTCGCAGCAAGGATAATTTTTGATTATCGTACTATTGTAATAGTACAGTTAGTTTTCCTAGAAAAACGCCATGCTATTTTTAGAGGCATGGCAACAGCAGCATCCCTACTAGCACTCATCGACTCAGCGATTGAAGCACTCCTCACAGGAGGTGCATCGTCGTATTCTATCGGCGCACGAACTGTCACCAAGCTGGATCTTGCTACGCTGATGGAAGAACGTCGTCAACTGCAAATCCAAGTGCAGCGCGAACAAGGTAGCGGCGGAATCAGCCTCGGCAAGCTAACGAGGCACCGACGATGATCGAAAAATTCATCGATTCTATTGTTTCGGTCGTCTCTCCACTGTCTGCACTTCGGCGGATGCAAGCTCGAAAAGTCTTGCGTTCGTATCAAGGTGCGGAGCCGTCGAGAGTCGCCAGTAATCGATACCCGAAAAACCAGCCCGCTGATATGGAACTGCTAGGTCCGTTCGGTGCAGATAGGCTCCGTGCATGGGCACGCGACATGGTCCGAAATAACGCCTACGCTTGGGGCGTGGTCGATACCATCGTCAGTAGCGTAGTTGGTTGCGGCATCAAAGCACAGTCTACCTTTGAGACACCCGAAGGCGAAGACGTCGAGGCAGTCAACGATATCCGCGATAAGGTTTGGTCCGAATGGTCCGAAGTCTGCGATGTCAACGGACTCTACACGTTCGAGGAGATGCAAGCCGCAGCACAGCGCGAAATAGTCGAAGCTGGTGAAGTCTTAATCCGAATCATCCGCACGCCAGAGAGAATTTATCGCGGCATCTTGCGTCCGGTTCCGCTGGCACTTGAGCTAATCGAAGCAGATAGACTTGCTGGCGATAAGGACACCTACGCAGCTCGTCTTTCGGCGGACAGCGGCAATCGAATCATACGAGGCGTCGAAGTCGATGATCTTGGCAAGCCAGTCGCGTACTGGATTTACAAAGACCACCCATTACAGCCTTACGCATTCACACGTACGCCAGATCGGATTCCAGCAAACGAAGTCCTGCACTTGTTCCGACGTGATCGAGTCGGCCAGACTCGCGGCGTAACTTGGTTTGCACCGGCACTGTCTCCGATGCGCGATCTTGGGACGTACATCGACAACGAACTCCAAGCGTCAGCAGTTGCGTCGTGCTTTACGGTCGCAATCAAGAGTCATACACCAGTTGGCAATCTTTTCGATCCCGATGGCGGCGATGGCACGGACTCGGCTGGTAATCGGCAA